GAGATAAAACTATTTTTATATAAAAATAATGAAATTGTTGGCCAACAAGAACAAATAATGACAATTGGTTTACCAGGGATCAGCCAACGAGTAGCAACAACATTCACAGCTGAATATGACTTTGATAGCTGTATATTTGCGATATACAACAAACAAGACCAAGCTGTTGATTATTACTTAAATTGCTTAAAAATTGAAAATGGTGAAGATGTAACGCCATGGCAACCATCTTTAGAAGATTTAAAAGCACATACTTTAACTACTAACGTTCGTTTTGAAGGTAAGTATGTAAATAAAAAGACAACTGGCGTTAAAGCTTATTTAGACGTTTTTTACGACAACGTTCAACTTACTGAAGGTTTTGTATCAAGAATGAAGTATAGGGGCGCTGATCGTACTGAATGGAGCGAATTTGAAGAAGTTAGTGTAAGTGGAGATGGCCACATCCCAGCGCTTGCAATTGAAGACAAGGAACAAAACGGTGAACCAATAGAGATAGTTGTACTTACTACATGTAATGGTATTAGCAATTTAACAAGAGAAAGATTAGATGATAAACCAGATATAGTAGAAATTACTGACATCCTGGAAAAATACAAAACGTTCGATCATACAATGGAAAATTTCAATTCAACAATTGGAGAGCTTAGAGAACAAGTAATAAATGGTGGTCGAAACTTATTAAAAGATAGTGCTGAAATGAATAATGTGATGCCAGTTATGAGTAATTGGCAAAGAACACTTCAGAATGGCACATTAGTAATGACTAAACATAATGTTGATGATAGCGAAGGCGTTTATTTTGTATTAGCTGACTTTTTACAAAACGAATACCAAGATACACAATTAACTTGGAGTATCGATATAAAAGCTAGTAAAGATATTACATTCACTAGAATGGGCCAAGGTACTGGCGGGATAAAAGAAGGAACTTTTGAAATAACACCAGAATGGCAACGTTTTTCACACACCTTTACTAATAAATTTGAACGTGACATTACATTCTTCTTAGAAGGTATGCAAGGTACTTGCGAAGAAGGTGACAAGGTTTACTTCAGATTTCCGAAAATTGAAAAAGGGCCAGTGGCAACGCCATGGACTCCAGCACCAGAAGACTTGAATTTAATCAAGGAAAGATTGGAAAGTAGCATTAATCAGACTAAAGATGAATTAGGTTTGATGGTTAAGAAAAATGAAGTAATAAGTTCAATCAACTTAAGCGTTGAAAAAAATGCTGAAGGCCAAGACGAAGGACTGGTTAAGATAAAAGGGAATATGATTGCTGATGATATCCATGGGAAAACATTTACTGGTAGTAAGTTCATTATCGGAGAAACTGGTATCTTAGATAGTCAAGGCTCTAATTTTAGAGTTAGTGCGCCACATAAATGGGGTGAAAATGCTGGTTATGGTATGCAGTTCAGAGGTTCTGAAGGTGATGGGCTTAACCAAGGTTTAAACATTTATAGGGTTGATGATGTAACGAACCCTAATAAACCGTTATATACACCTGCTGAAGTAGGGCTTTCAGTATTTGGAGAAATACAAGGCGGTTTCCGTGCAAGTGTATTTCCTGGAACTGGTAAGCTAACAGCGGTACTTGGAACAGCTGTAATGACTAATAGATATGGTGATACACCAGTAAGGGCCATTGGTGGTAATGGTAAACATGATACAACAAAAACGTTAAATCGTATCTCTTGGATTGGTTTAAAAACTGGGCGAGGTGGTACACATTTCTGGGTAAACGATGGAACGGGAACCCAAGCTGATTACGCCGTTGCTGTTGGTAGAGCTGACTCTGATAAACGATTGAAAGAAAATATTAAAGATTGTGAGCATAACGCTTTAGAAGTTATTAACAAGCTTAAATTTAAGTCTTTTGACTGGAAACCAGATAAATTTGGATATACTAAGCCACATACTAATATTGGGCTTATAGCGCAAGAGGTAGAAAAAATACAAGCTGACTTAGTAGGTGAGAATGTCAACACGCTAACAATTGATGACTTCAGACTGTTACATATTACTACAAAGGCAGTACAAGAGTTATCGACTGAAAACAAAGAGTTAAAAGCTGAAGTTAAAAACCTAAATGCAAGGTTAGAACGACTTGAAAAACTATTAGAAGGTAAATAAACAACTAATTAAATTTCAAAGGTGGTGATGGCCATGCGGTGATTAAGAGTGTAAATATGTAACAACAAATAAATTAAAAGAAAGGCGGTTTTAAAAACGAATGCACATTACATTAGCTGAACTAGTTAACAGATATCATGAACTGTTTAACGATGCTTATATACATATTTTTGCGGGAGTAATTGTGCTAGATATACTAACGGGAATAATAAAAGCTTGGCTTAACAAAAACTTAAATTCAACTATTGGAAGAAGGGGGTTGGTCGAACACCTGGCTGTACTTGTGCTGGGTGTAACGGTTTATCCCTATTTAATATTTATCGGGTTTGAAGAAGTCGCAACAGCGTTTATATTCTTTTTCATCGCAACTTATGGTTTATCGCTTATAGAAAACTTATCTGATATAGGTGTACCATTTCCGAAAGGAATTAAAAAGAGGCTTGAAAAGATAAAAGAACATTTTGATGAGGAGTGAAGCAATGGAAAAGATAATTAAATTCACGATAGAGAACACAACTAAAACTAGGGAAGTAGAAGACACATATTCTGAACTTTATTCACATGATAGAAACAATGGGCTTTTCGAGTTTGAGATTGCTAACGAACAATTAGCTGGTAAGAATTTAATAGCATTATTCAAGTTTGTAAAAACTGGTTCATACTGGAAGACTGAAGCGGTTGTTGAAGATAACAAAGCTAAAGTTAAGTTTGATACTAGCTTAATCACTCAAAACGAAAAAGTAATTTGTTTCATTTATGTAAACGAAGAAGTAAGAGATGCTGATATATTTAGGTTTAAATTCAATGTCAGAGTTTCAGAAATTGACAAAGCTAAACAATTACCATTAAAAGAGCGTTTCTATGCACATGGACTAATTGTTGATAGAGTGGATGTACTTACTAAAGAAGACTTTGATAATGCTATTAAAGAGATTGAAAAAGGTAGTAAATTCTTAACAGAAGCCCAAGCGAATGAAAAGTATGCTTTAAAAAGCGATATACCTAACATTACTAATCTGGCAACAACAACAGAATTAGAGAAACGCGCTTTAAAGACTGAAATTCCAAGCACTGAAACTATTGTAAATAAAGCAGTTGAAAAAGTTGAGAAAAAAGGTTATTTAACCCAACACCAGTCTTTAGCTGGATATGTTACTGAAACCCAGTTGAATGAGAAAGGTTATTTAACTCAGCACCAGGATATATCAAACTTAGCTACAAAGAAAGCTGTTGAAGCTGTTGAAAATAAAGTTACACAGCTAGAAAATAGACCAGTTACCTCAAGCTATGATGATAGCGAGATTAAGCGAAAACTTAAAGAATTAGAAGATAGACCAACAACTGCTAACATTGATACTTCTAATTTTGTAACAAATACTCAATTAGAGGATAAGCATTATTTGACGGAGCACCAACCGTTAACTGATTATGTAACTAAAAATGAATTAAGAAATAAGAATTACTTAACTGAACACCAGGATATTTCAAAACTTGCCACTAAGGAACAGTTAGACGAACTTAGAAACAGTCAACCAACAGTTGACACTTCGAATTTAATCACTAAAGAACAACTTAGAAAAGCTTTCTTAGATGAAGAAGGCCAGGAGAAATATGTTGATTTAGACACTTTTGTAAGTGCAACCCGTGGAGTTTTAGGAAATTCAACAAATGAAAAAGCTATTGAAGAATATTTTACTGAAATGACAAATGGACTTAGTGAAGATGCTAAAAAAGTATATTTAGGAGATATTTATAAAAACGCAACAGAAACTAAAGTATATAACGACAATGGGTTTACAAATTTCAAAGATATGATGAATGTATTAGGAAAAATTTTTCCAAGAAATTATAACCATACAGATGAAAACCAACGTGTTTATATTCTTACTAATAAGAACTATCAAGATTATATTAGCGGCGGGAATAGCGGTGAAAATGTTGATTTGAGCGATTATGTTAAGAAACGAGAACTAGCTGAAAGAAGATATGCATCACAAGTTCAAGTAGACGGCCTCGCAGCAAAAGTAGTTGTGTTAGAAAATAGAAAATCAGAAGGTGGAGTAGCAAACTCTGAAATAGATGATATTAAAAGGCGATTAGATATAACATATGATAAATTTGAAACGCCTTTTAAATCAACAGGATTAAAAAGAGTTGAAGATTATTTAAACGAGACTAGAGAACACGGACAAACTGCAAATTATGGTCGTTTATATACAGATAGATTTAATAATCATTTAGTTATTAGCGGTTTAAGTAAAACCGTTAAATTTGAAACTTTATTATATACAGTAGGTAGTTCGCTTCCCGACTCTTACGAGCCAGACTTTGAATTTTCCGAGGGAGATAATATCAAATTTATAACAACACGAAACATACATAATTATCTACCAACCAACACAGGAAACACTGGAAACACAACCGAACTTGATAATCGATTAAAAGTTTTAGAAGCGAAACAGTGGGAAATTCACGGACGAGGAATGCCAAACGGAGTAGTAACTGCACCTGTAGGGACGACTTACGTAGATGAAGCAGTTACTAACGGTGCTTTGAAGTGGATAAAGAAAACAGGAACAGGCAACACAGGTTGGGAAATTCTAATCGGAGACACAGGTTGGAAAATACTTCCGTCAGTATCGAAATTAGGAAACTCATTTGTCAAAATAAGACGTGTGAATAATGTAGTGTCTTATCAATTCGGAGGATTAAGCTGGGGCTGGTTTGGTATTGTCAGACGTGGTGGAGCCGGATATGTTCTACAAGGCTCTGACAAGGAACGAAATTGTTATATTATTCAAAATGGTGGAATTCCAATAGGATATAGAGCTGAAGCTTCACTTATTGGTAATATATATAATGATAAAGGCGTTTCTTATGGAACTTGGTATTTAGGGGGAAATGGAGATTACAACCAATTGAGATTTCAGTTCACAGACCCTGTACCAACAGACAGAGACATCGGAGATATACGAATAAGTTCTATCTCTTATTTAACTAATGAACCATGGCCACAAAACTAGAAAGGAGGTGAAAACAATGATAAATTGGAAAGTACGATTTAAAAACAAACGCTTTGTAATAGCTTTTATAGCTGGTCTATTGCTATTAGTGAAGCAAGTTTCTGTATTATTTGGTTATAACCTAAATACAGAATTATTCAGCACCAACATTAATAATGTTGTCGATGCTGTTTTTTTATTACTTGGATTGTTAGGGATAGTTAACGATCCTACAACACAAGGTTTCAGTGATAGCGAACAAGCTATGACTTACGAAAAACCAAAACAATAATTTATAATCAAAGGAGATAAACAACATGGCTGATATTTATAGTTCATATTTCAAACAAGGAATTTACTTTGCGCCCCCTAAAAACTCAATACGAGGAATAGTTTTACACAATGATGCAGGAGGTAACAGCGCCCGCCAATACGAAGGTTTTTTACGTGATAGAGTAAATAATGGAACTCTTGCGAATGGGTTTGCTGCTTATTACGTAGACCGTAACGATGTATTTGTATTCCAACCAGTAAATTACCAAGAATGGCACACTGCCACTTACGAAGGTAACGCCAATTATATTGGAATTGAAGCTTGTCAATCAATGAGTGCATCTGATGAAGATTTCATCGCTAACGAAGATGCAGCGCTTATGATTGCGGGTGAATTATTAGAGTCTTATGGTTTACCAGTAAATGAAGATACTGTAAGATTACACCACGAGTTTAGTCCTACAGCGTGTCCCCACCGTTCAATGGAATTACATGCGAATGGTGGGGCTTATTATGGAGCTGGAACTCAAAATTGTAAAGCTTATTTCATCGATAGAATTAAGAAATTAAGAAGCGGTGAAGTACAAATTGGAGAAATTCCAGCTGCTGAAGTGGTTGAAAAATCTATCCTGGATGAAGATGTTGAGTTGCCAAAACGTGACCAAGCATATTATGAAGCAACGGTTTCAATCGATTACTACTTAGAAAGCCAACCTTCACTAGATAGCGAAGATAAAGAGTTTGTCGCTGCTGGTACAAGAGTAAGAGTCTATGAGAAAAAGAACGGCTGGAGTCGTGTAAATTATAAAGACTCTGACCAATGGATCGAAGACAAATATTTAACGGAATGTGAGTAATAATTTAATTATGGCCATTTCATATGGTATAATTAAAATGTTAAGTGCCATACTTAACGATTTCATATTACTCCCTAATAGTTGAAAAACCCTACCTTAATTGGTAGGGCTTTTTTTTATTGTTTAAATTTCCGTTGCAATAGCTAAAATTAAAAATTTCCGTTAAAAAATTAAAAAAAGTTCATAAAAACTATTGACTTTATTCTATATAAGGTATAATAATAAATGTAAGGAGGTGAAACAGTGAATAAACGTAAGAAACTTAAAAATAAAAAAGAAGACTTACAACAAATTAAATTAATCAGATTGTCTATAATATTAGCGGTATTACAGATTATAAAATCTCTGATAGATTTAATTGCGAAAATCTTCTAAAATCAAAAAGGGAACGGGGTTTACAAAACCCCAAGTACCTTACGTTATTCACATTATACCATGAAAAAAGAAAAAATACAAAAAATACAAATGGTGATATTAGTAATGGGAATTATAGCAACAATAATTTCAATAGTTTTAAGTTTTATATAGAGGTGTACAAATGGATAAAATAATTAAAGAAATAGAAGAATTATTAAATAGCGATGTTACAGATTACAGAATTTCTAAAGATACTGGTATCACATTAAGTGTTATCCAAAATTATAGAAATGGTAAATATGCATTAGAAAATATGACTTTAAAGATTGCTAAAAAATTATATGAATATAAAAGAGAAACAACAAAGGAGAATAGAAAAATGTTAAAATTAAGCTTTGAATATAAAAGGAAAGTAAAAGAAGTGTATAGCGATAGTTTAGATGGTGTAACAAGTGAAGCTTTTGAGTATTTCAAAAATGATGAACATGCTAACGAGGTCTACAACCAAGGGCCAGAAGCTTTTATAAAAGATTTCTTACATGGTGAGATTGAATATGTTGGTGAAGAAATAGAGTACTTAAAAAATATACCTAACGTTTGCGATTTAACTTTCTTGCAAATAGAAGATTTCATTAATCAATTAGAACCAGAATTAAAAGAACACATTAAAAAAGATGAATTTAATGATGAATATTACATTGAATATAATCGTGGTGCATACCAATTAGCTGATCAATTAGAACAACTAGCTGAAGAATTATATTTCTAAGAAACTAAGCCCTTATCACAAGGGCTTTTTTCTATGGGGAAAAAATAGGGAAAAACCATCTAAATGGTCGCTAATTTCCGTTGTTTTCCCTATGTTTTGTAATAGTGAAGAAATGTGTTCTAATAAGCTTAGAATATGCTATATTTATGTTTTTTTAGGTTTTTTACTTTATCAATTTCCCTTTACATGATATAATATTTTATTATATTACAAAACGCTGCTAATCATTGATTTAACAGCGTTTATTTTTATCTAATTTCGGTTATAGGGAAAATATAGGGAAAGCTTTTTCTAATTTATTATGAAGGTCTATTTTCATATTTGCAGTGACATGGGTATAAATGCTAAGTGTAATGCTGGTATCAGAGTGGCCAAGTCTTTCAGATATTACCTTGATTGGTACTCCAGCTTCTATGAGTAGAGCTACATGTGTATGTCTGAACATGTGAGAGGTTATATTTTGTGCTGATAAATGATTAAGGATTGTGTTGTAATGAACACAGAACACAAATTCTTTATTTGAAATAAAGTCTAATAATATTTTAAGAACATAATCAGAAACTTCTATTGTCCTAATACTACTTAATGTTTTTGGTGCTGATAATTTCCCGTTCTGTAATTTAGTCTTATTAATAGTTATAGTCTTGTTAGTAAAGTCTACATCTTTGGGGGTTAGTGCCAGGACTTCACCTATTCTTAAACCAGTATGTAACTGAATAATGGCCACGTTACGAACAGTATTATTCTTAATGCTGGCCAGAATCTCTGGTATTTGATCCTTTTCTAAGTACTTAATCTTTTGTAATTCATTAGCTTTTTCTTCTTTAGTAAGCTTAAATTCAAGGTTCACATCAAAGCTTTTAACATAGTATTTCTTTATAAACTTAAATAGGTTGTTGAACATTCTAACCATGAATTTTATTGTTTCTGGAGAATATTGGCCCCTAAAATTAATTAGCATTTTCTCATATTTTATCTTGGTAATATCTTCTAGTTTTTCGTTATCGTTTAACTTTTGCAAATAAGATTTATAAATTAAATATGAATGATGGGTTAACGTTGCTTTCTTAAACTCCAGGAACTTCCTTTTATAATATCCCAATAACTCCACTTCAGAAGCGGGGTTTAAAATCTTTTCAATCTTAGCTTGTAATTGTTCGTAAGCTTCTTTTTCCGTTGCACGAGTCTTATTATTCTTAACGATAGAAACACGCCTTGTAATACCATCATTATCCTTAAACGATTGAATATATCTATACTTACCATTATGGGTTGTTTCCTTGTACAATTAATACACATCCTTTCTTTAAAAATTGATTATTTTAGAAAGGTATGCTACAATATTTATATATAGAGGGTTGAAGCATACCTCAACTTAATTCATATTTGGACGTATTTCCGAATGGTCTATAAGTTAAAAGTCTTTGTAAAATCGATAAATTTATCGTAGTCGACTGATAAACTCACAACTCTTGGCGGGGCGGTGAGTTTTTTTTTATTTGTCTAGTTTATTGCTAATATCTTTCAATATAGAAATGATTTCATCGTTTTGTTTTTCCAGGTTGTCTTGTTGCTTAATTAGAATATAGTTCTGGGTTGTAATGGCCCTTAATAACTCATTATTTCTTGTTTCAATATGTTTTGTTGGTAAGAATAAGTCAGAAAGCCCACTACCAGCAGTAGCAAAAAGTGAAGTTGCATATCTTAAACTCTCTTTAGTTTCCTGGTTAACATTATCCAGGTGGAATTTCTCTAATTGCTTATCAAGTTTAGCATTCTTTTCATCTTGTTTAGCTTGATTTTCAGCTTGCAATACCTTAATTCTTTGGGCTTGTAATTCCTCTTGTTTTTTAATATTATCTTGAATTTTATCAATTATTCCCACGTTGTTCACCTTCTTTCTAATTGAATATTTTTCTTCTTTAAAACTTCCTTCTTAACTCAACAACTTTCCCAATAATAACTACTGGTTTAGTAATAACTTCTTCATTTGAAAAGTACATAGGTGAGTATTCTGAATTATTAGATATTAAAATTATTCCATTATCAAGCTTTTCAAATTTTTTACAAGTAGCATCATCTCCATTTACTAGAGCGATTATTATATCTCCATTGTTAGCTGTTGTTTGTTGTTTTACGATAACAGTATCTCCATCATTTATATCTGGTTTCATACTGTCACCTTTAATTCTAAGTCCAAAAAAATCACCTTGATTTTTCCATGATTGAGGTATTTCCTCATAGTCTAATATATCCTCAACGGCTGATATAGGTATTCCTGCCGCTACTGTTCCCAGTACTGGAATTTTAATTCCTTGTTGTACTTGCGTTGGTTCGTATTCCATACCTAATAAGTAATTAGGTGTAGTATGTAAAGCTGAAGCAAATTCTTCTATCTTATTAAGAGGTAATTCTCTAGTACCATTAAAGTATCTTGATATAGCAGATTTTGCTATTCCTACTCGGCGTGCCAATTCACTCATTGACATATTTTGTTCTGTTGTCAATTTTTTAACCAATGCTACTACTTCACTGTTAGTATTCATTTTAATCACCTCCTATTAATAATTATATTATAACATCGTTCCCTTTTGAAAACAAGAATTATCAAAAAAAAACATTTTTTATTTTTTTTTGAAAAAAGTGTTGACAAACGAGAACAATAATGTTATTATTAATTTGTGCTCGAAAGAGAACGAATAAATAGAAAGGAGCTATTATGAGATTAGATATTAAAAGATTAAAAGCGGAAAGAGTTGCAAAAGGATTATCTCAAGAGGAAATGGCTACTAAAATGGGGTGGAGTTCAAGAACGCCCTATGTTAAAAGAGAATTAGGTATAATTGATATTGGTATAGATGAATTTCTAAAAATGATAAAAATTCTAGGTTATACTGAAAATAATTTATCTATTTTTTTTACAGAAGACGTTCCCGAAAGAGAACAAAAAGCCTCTTGTAAAGAAAAATAAACCTCCCTTATTTCAAGAGAGGAGGAAGGAGGAGTGGGGATGAAATTTACAATTATTAATAACGAATTCTATTTGAATGATGTTAAATTAGATAAATTAATCAGTTATAGCATTGATGCTGATACTGATAGAACAAAACTCACTATTGAATTAATCTTAGATGATGTTGAAATAGATTCAATAATGAGTAAAAAATTATCTGATACCTAACTTATCAGAAATGATTTGAGAAATGATTTGAGATGAAATTTGAAGAATTCCATTCAATGTTTTGATACCTAGTTCTTTACAAATATCTTTGGTTTTAAACCATACTTTATCAGTTCTAATAGAATGTAAGAATTCGTGACCATGAAAACTTAAATCTAGAACACTGATATTACCGTCCATGAATGATTGGTATTTGTATAAAAATCCTGCTAAATCACATTGTCTTAAATGGTACTTAAGTTCTTCAGTTGTATATTGCTGTAAATTTTCAAGATTGTTATATAGTGTGAAACTTTTATCGAAAGTAGTAACCTTTTCAATCTCAAGCAACACATCTCGAATACAGTCATAATTTAATTCCATATATAATTTACCTCCTTTCTGAGATATTAAGTATTTCATAAAAGGTTTAGTAGTAGAATTTAATTTCCAGGAAATACTCAAATAAATTATATCAATATAGCGAAAGAAGGTCAAACATTTATGAAAGAGTTTTACAACATATTAAAAGAACGTTTAGAAGAAAAGAACATGTCTGTATATAAGTTGTCAAAAGAGACAGGAATATTTCAGCAAACATTATATGCGTTAGTCAATGGTAACACATCAAGTCCTAGACTAGATCACGCTGTTAAGATAGCTAAGGTATTAGATATCGACTTAAACAAATTGAAAGAAGGTGTTTAAATGAAAGAACCTTACAATGCTTACCTGGATAAAGTAGAAAACCCAGATCATTGGATAAGTAGAAATGAGTTAAAGAAATTCTTACAGATGGATAAGTCAAAAGACAAGTTCAACAAATTCATTAAAGAAATAGAAAGTTTAGATAATTCATTCTTATATATCCAGGGGACACTAACAACCAATAAGACTTTCAACAAGGTAAGAATTTACAACTATATTAACCAAGTCAACAGAGAAAGGGAACGTAACAATGCTAAAAACTAAAATAAAAAGAAAAATCAAAAAAGATAAACTAAATGTAATTTATTGGACGGTGCTGGTCGTTAGTGCTTGTTTCTTAACACTAACTAACATTGATTGGCAATTAATTGGTGGAATAGCAACGGGAATAATAGCAATAGTTCAATTCTTGTTTGATAAAGATTTCAGTAAAAAATATTTTGAATAAGGAGAAAAAGAATGCAAAAACAACATTATGAGTATTACACCCCAATAATTGAATGGGCTGAACAAAAAGGAATATTAGAAACTGGTAGACTTACCAAGCAATTACTTAAGTCTAGTGAAGAATGCCTGGAGTTACAAACAGCGATAGAAAGCTATGAGAATGGCAACAAAGAAGCCATTGAAGAAATTAAGGATGCAATTGGTGATATATATGTTACATTGGCCATCTCTACTAGAATGAGAACCAAGAACCCATATATAATCTTTAAATTGATTAAGCTTACTGATCACAAATTACCAATGGCGGTTGATTATAAGTATTACATCGTGGAGTTGAAAAGGTTAGATCTTAGCTTATACGATACTTTCATATCAGAGTCAATAACAAACTTAGATTTAAAAGTTGCTAAGTATGTTGAGTTTCTGGACTTTATCGCTAAAGATTACAACTTAACACTTTGCGAATGCATAGAAGCGGCTTACAACGTTATTTCAAAACGAACTGGAAAAATGATTGATGGTAGCTTTGTAAAAGAAAAGTAGGTGTTAGTATGACTGACAAAGAGATGAAGAAAAATATTGATAAGAAGGCAGTTGGCCAACGTATCAGAGAAATTAGAATTAGACAAGGGTTGACATTAGCAGCTTTTGGAGAACAATTTGATAACGCCAGAAAAAGCAATGTACAACAATGGGAAATAGGTGTTTCCTTACCTAATAAAGCAAGAATGGTTAAAATGTGCAAGATTACTAACATTACATTAAATGAATTGCTATATGGTTATAATTTCAACTTATACGATGAAGTCGAAAAGCTTTCTAAGAAAGAGAAATTACTATTAGCTAAAAGGTTATTAGAGGATGTAACAAATGAAAAAGAAGATCAATAAAAAAGAAGTAGGAGAAAGAATACGAAAAATAAGATTTTCTAAAGGTTTAACATTAGAACAGTTTGGCAACCTATTTCATGCAGTAAAATCTAATGTTCAATCATGGGAAAATGGAGACTGTTTACCTAATAAAAAACGCCAATTAGTTATTGCTAAGCTGGGGAAAATATCCGTTAACGAATTATTGTATGGAAACATTGAGAAAGATATTGAAGCGATAAAAGTTGCATTGTCAAACTTACCAATTGAAGAAAGAATTAAATTAATGAATGAAGTGATAGGGGTGAGTGAACAAGATGAAGAAATACAGAATTAATTTTAAAAAATTGATAATTGAAAGAAGGTTAAGTATAACTAAAGTTTCAAAAGACACTGGAATTTCAAGAACTACATTAACGGGGTTATATTACCATCCTGGTAGAGGTATTCAAATAAAAACTTTAAATACATTATGTAATTACTTTGATATTACACCATTAGAGTTGTTTGAAGAAGTAAAAACAATTTAAAGGAGGTGAAAACCAATGATGAAATACAGAATAAAACTTTGGGAATTATTGGCTGAAAGAAACTTAAAAATTACACAAGTATGCAAAGATACTGGTTTAAGTAGACCAACACTAAACGCCATTAAATATGGTAGGAGCAAAGGTATTCAATTAGAAACCATTGATGTTCTTTGTAACTACTTTAAAATTACACCTGGTGAGTTGTTTACTGAAGTACAACCTATTAAGCCAGTATATCCACAAAAAAAGAAAATAGCAGCTATTAAAAAATAACCGCTATATAAATTTACTTACTTATATTTTAACACGAAAAGGAGAAATAAACAACATGACAAATAGAAAAGATATTAACGGCCCAGATCATTACAAAATTGGAGATAGTAACTTAATAGATAGTATTCAAGATATTGTCGATGACTTTGGAAGTGCTTGCCGATTAAATTTAATTAAATATAGCTGTAGAGCTAACAAAAAACATGAAGATCCAAGGGAAGATATTAAAAAGATTATTAGATATGCAAATTATTGGCTAAACCACCTTGATGGTAAAAAAACAAGTGAACCAAGAGGGGTTAAAGAAGAAATTAATCATCAAGAAGATTTCAGCCCGTTTGACAAGCTAAAAGAAATGCTATCACCGCAAGAACAAGACTTGATTAAAGATAAAGAGATAGTAATGGTTAGAATTGGCCACGATAATATTTATTTGAATAAAGAAGATGCACAAGATTTCATTCAACTCTTAGGGGGTGCGATTTATGGTGAAGATTAATAAATTAGAAATAGAAAACGTTAAAAGAGTTAAGGCGGTTCAGATAGAGCCAACAGCTAATGGTCTGACTGTTGTTGGTGGTAAGAATGGCCAAGGTAAAACTAGTGTTCTGGACTCAATTGCATGGGCGCTGGGTGGTAATTCTTACAAGCCATCTAACCCACATCGTGAAGGCAGTGTTGTACCACCAATGATAAGAATACAGCTTGATAATGGGCTTATAGTCGAACGTAAGGGAGATAATGGAACCCTTAAGGTAATTGATCCAAGTGGTAAGAAGGCGGGCCAAAACTTATTAAATAGTTTCGTTGAACAATTTGCCATCAACTTACCTAAATTTATGGAGATGAACTCTAAAGACAAGACTAAGGCGTTACTTAATACAGTAGATGGGCTTGGTGAAAAGATTTATGAATTGGAACAAGAAGAATTAGAAATTTATAACAAACGCCGAACAGTTGGCCAAATTAGAGATCAGAAGAAACATTATGCTGAAGAACAACCCTTTTTTAAAGAGGTTGGAAACGAGATAGTAAGTGCTTCTGAACTAATTAAAGAGCAGCAAGAAATATTAGCTAGAAACGGTGAAAATCAACGTAAAAGGGATAACCTGGAGAATTTAACCGCTAGACAAACATTAGTAATTAATAAAAAAGCTGAATTAGAAAGACAATTACTAGAAATTAATAACGAGTTAGAAACTCTTGAAACTGATATAGAGATAGCTAATAAAGATGTTGTTGATTTAATCGATGAAAGCACTGAAGAACTTGAACAAAGTATCGAGAACATCGAAGAAATTAATAGGAAAGTTCGCGCTAACCAGGATCGTGAGAAAGCTGAAATGGATGCTGAACACTATGCGCTGGAATACAAAGACTTATCAGATGAAATAGATGCTTTAAGAGAACAGAAACTAGACTTGTTAAACGGTGCTAATTTACCACTAGAAGGCCTTAGTGTTGATAATGGTGTAATTACTTACAAGGGCCAACCTTGGGATAATATGAGTGGTTCAGAGCAGCTTATAGTAGCAACTGCTATTGTTAGAAAGATAAACCCACAATGTGAGTTTGTACTGGTCGATAAACTAGAGCAAATGGACTTAGAAACATTACTAGACTTCGCTAACTGGTTGAAAGATAACAAATTACAAGCTATAGCAACACGAGTAAGTACTGGTGAAGAATGCCAGATTATTATTGAAGATGGATATGTTAAAGAGCGAAAAGTTGAAGAACCAACACAAGTACAACCATCTTGGATGGCAAACAAAGGGGGTGAATTTTAATGAGAATTACAAAAGGCAAACGAGCAAGAGCGCAAAAAGTCGTTATTTATGGCACTGAAGGAATTGGGAAAAGTTCACTAGCAGCACAATTTCCAGAACCTCTATTTATAGATACAGAAGGCTCAACAGACAATATGGACGTTGCCAGACTGGATAAGCCAACAAGCTGGGTGATGCTTAATAATCAGATTGCATTTATCAAGGCCAACCCCACTGTTTGCAAAACACTAGTTATAGATACTATTGACTGGGCTGAGTCGCTTTGTGTTGATAATCTATGCGCTATGCATGGCAAGAAAGGTATTGAAGATTTTGGTTATGGTAATGGTTACGTTTATGCAAAAGAAGAAATGGGACGTTTCCTAAACAGATTACAAGATTTAATTGAAATAGGTATCAACGTGGTACTTACAGCACATGCACAAATTAGAAAGTTTGAATTACCAGATGAAATGGGATCATATGATAAATATGAACTAAAACTTGGTAAAAAGACAAGTTCACAAACAGCGCCACTTGTAAAAGAATGGGCTGACATGGTTCTATTTTGTAATTACAAAACTTATCTAATAGCGCAAGAGGGTTCAACTAAGAAAAAGGCGCAAGGTTCACAACGTGTTATGTACACTGAACACGCTGCTGCTTGGGATGCTAAGAATAGACACGGGTTGCCAAGTGAATTGCCACTTGATTACAGTGGAATAAAACATATTTTCGAGCAACCAGAACCAGAAATAAAGCCAGAACCTAAAAAAGAAGAAACAGTAAAAACTGGTAGTGAGATTATAGAAGATAAATTCAAGGATGTAATTACAGAAGTTGCTAACACACCAGTAGAAGACTTAGTGGATCCGTTTAAACCAGATAAACCAGATTATATCCCGCAACCTTTATGGGACTTAATGCAGCAAGATGGAATTACTGAAGAAGATATTAAGCTTGTAAGTGAAAGTAAAGGTTATTTTCCAAAAGGAACGCCAATGAGTGTTTACAATGAACAAGGATATTTAACTGGTTACATTATCCCTAAATGGGAAGGCTTAAAACAATTATTAAAAGAATTAAAACAAAAATAATAAAAATAAAAACAATATAAATTTTAAGGAGATTTTAAACAATGATGAATAACAATACAAATTTAAACAACAACTTTGAAAGAGAATTAGACTGGGATGCAGAGATAGTAAAAGATAGTGAGTTTGTACTATTACCTCCAGGGTTATACCAATTTACTGTTGAAGGTTACGAAAGAGCGCAACACGTACCAACTAACCCTAACGCTAAATTACCAAGTTGTCCGAAAGCGATTGTATCAATCAACATAAAAGCTAATGAAGGTGAAACAACGCTTAAGCATAATCTTTTCTTACATAGTTCTGTTGAAGGTTTACTTTCAGCATTTTTCGGAGCAATTGGCTTTAAGAAAAAAGGTGAGCCATTAAAAATGGCGTGGAACCAATTACCAGGAGCAACTGGAGTATGTAAAGTGGGAATTAGAGAACACAACGGGAACCAATACAACGAAGTGAAAAGTATGATTTATAAAGATGATGTTGATATTACAAAAGTACTTAATGTACAAAACCCGTTTGCACAACCTAATTTCAACCAACCGCAACAAAATCAACAACCAACTTGGAATAATCAAGGGAATAATACTCAAGGCGGGTTCTAATAATGAAACTTAGACCTTATCAAGAAGAAGCAAGGGTTAAGGTTCAAGAAGAATGGGAAAGGGGCGTTAACAAAACGCTCCTTGTCCTGCCAACTGGTTGTGGTAAAACTATTGTATTTTCCAAAATAATAGAGGATAGAGTTAAACAAGGTGATAGAGTGCTTATATTAGCACATAGAAGCGAATTGTTAGAACAAGCAAGTGACAAACTTAAAAAAAGTACTGGTCTTAATACAGCATTAGAAAAAGCTGATAGCACCTCTAAAGATACTTGGTTTAGAGTGGTCGTTGGTAGTGTTCAGACTTTACAACGTGAGAAAAGACTTAACCAATTTGATAAAGATCACTTTGATACCATTGTAATTGATGAAGCACATCATTGTATATCTAACAGCTATCAGAATGTACTTAACCATTTTGATAAGGCAAAAGTACTGGGGGTTACTGCTACACCAGATAGGGGTGACATGAAGAACCTGGGAACTTACTTTGAAAGCTTGGCTTATGAATATAAAATCGTGGATGCTATCAAAGAAGGATATTTAAGCAAAATACAGAGTTTAACAATACCATTGAACCTTGACTTAAGCGGTGTATCAACTCAAAACGGAGATTTTAAGGCAAGTGATGTTAGTAATGCGCTTGATCCATACTTAGAACAAATAGCTGATGAAATGGTAAAACATTGTAAGGATAGAAAAACGGTTGTATTTCTACCATTAGTAGCAACAAGCCAAAAGTTCAGAGATATTCTTAACTCAAAAGGGTTTAAGGCTGCTGAAGTTAACGGAGAAAGTAAGGATAGGGCGCAAGTCTTAGAAGACTTTGACAAAGACAAATACAACGTATTATGTAACTCAATGTTGTTAACAGAAGGTTGGGATTGTCCAAGCGTTGATTGTGTAATTGTGCTTAGACCAACAAAGGTTAGGGCGTTATATTCTCAAATGGTTGGACGTGGTACAAGGTTACACCCAGGAAAAGAAAACTTATTATTATTAGATTTCTTATGGCACGTTGAAAAGCACGAGTTGTGCCGTCCTGGCCACTTGATTGCCAAGAATGAAGAAATTGCTAAAAAGATTACTGAATTAAGTGAAAAAGAGGTAGGAAACGCGGTTGACTTAGAAGAAATAGAAGTTAAGGCAGCTGATGAAGTAATTCAAGATAGAGAAGCAAGCCTAGCTAAACAACTTGCTGAACAAAGGCGCAAAAAAGGAAAACTAGTTGATCCGTTACAATTTGAAATGAGTATTGCTGATGAAGATCTTGCCAATTATGTGCCAAGCTTCTTAAGCGAACAAGCCCCACCAAGTGAAGCGCAAATAGAAACACTTGAAAAGATGGGAATTAATGCAAGTGCCATTGATAATTCTGGTAAGGCAAGCTTGTTGATTGATCGTGTAATTAAAAGACGTGAGATGGGGTTTGCTACACCTAAACAGATTAGGTTGTTAGAAAGTAGAGGTTTCAGAAAGGTTGGTAACTGGAGTTTTGAAGATGCTAACAAGATGATTACTAGAATAGCAGCAAACGGCTGGCGCTTACCTAGAGGAATGGTCGCAAAAGATTATAAGCCGAAAAGTATGATGAATTAGGAGTCAATCAAGAATGGATAACAACAAAAATTTAATAGAATTATTAGAATACATTAACCCTGCTATTCTTGATTATCAAGAGTGGGTTAACGTGGGAATGGCTATGAAGCATGAAGGTTTAACAGCACAAGAATGGGATCAATGGTCACAAGCTGATCCAAGGTACAAGCCTGGTGAATGTTTTAGGAAATGGGAAACTTTCCAGGGTTCTAGCGCTGGTAAGCCCGTTACTGGTGGAACGATATACCAGATGGCTGTTGAGAATGGATATTCACCAATGTATATGGATTTTGAAAACTCACATGCACTTAATTGGGATGATGAAATTAATAGCGATGGTGATTATAAGTTCATTGACAAAAGCTGGATAGAAGGAAAAGAAATTCAAGAGCCAACACACTGGCAACCAGCACAAGAACTGATAACGTATTTAGAAACACTTTTCCAGAGTACAGAGAATGTTGGTTTTGTTACAGAAACTTATCCCTTAGAAGATAAAGAAGGTAACACGGTTCACAAGCCCAAGAAAGGTGTATTTGATAGAACAGCTGGCCACTTAATAGAAAAGCTTCACAAGTATAAAGATGACATAGGTTTTGTTATTGGAGATTATAACAAAGAAGCGGGGGCTTGGATAAGATTTAACCCTCTTGATGGTAAAGGTGTTAAAAACGATAACGTAACAGAGTTTAGGTATGCATTGGTTGAAAGTGATAGAACAAGCATATCACAACAAAACGCTATTATCCGTGAGTTAGAGTTGCCAGTAGCGTGTCTTGTGCATAGTGGTGGTAAGTCAGTTCATGCGATAGTTAAGATAGATGCTAGAGATTATCACGAGTACCAGAAAAGGGTTGATTACTTGTATAAAGTGTGTGCTAAGAATGGGTTAGCGGTTGATACACAAAATAAAAACCCATCCCGTTTAAGTCGTATGCCTGGAGTGATTAGAAACGGTCGTAAACAATTCTTAATAGATACTAATATTGGTAAGCAAAGCTGGGATGAATGGTTTGAGTATATAGAAGATTTAAACGATGATTTACCAGATCCAGAGAATTTAGAAGACTTCTGGGACGATATGCCAGAACTAGCGCCAGAATTAATTAAAGGAGTGCTTAGACAAGGCCATAAAATGCTAATCGCTGGACCTTCTAAAGCTGGAAAGAGTTTTGCACTGATAGAGATGGCCATTGCCATTGCTGAAGGTAAGAAGTGGCTTAATTGGGAATGTGCGCAAGGTCGTGTATTATACGTGAACTTAGAATTAGATAGAGCAAGTTGTTTACATAGGTTTAAGGATGTTTACACAAGTATGGGACTTAGTGCTAACAACTTACAGAACGTGCATATATGGAATCTAAGAGGGAAAACAGTGCCAATGGATAAGTTAGCGCCTAAGTTGATTAGAAGGGCGCACAAGAAGAATTACACAGCGGTTATAATCGATCCTATTTACAAGGTTCTTACTGGTGATGAAAATAGTGCTGATCAGATGGCGCATTTTACTAACCAATTTGATAAGGTGGCCACTGAATTAGGGTGTTCGGTTATTTATTGTCACCATCATTCTAAAGGTTCGCAAGGTGGTAAAAAGTCAATGGATAGGGCCAGTGGTAGTGGAGTGTTTGCAAGGGATCCAGATGCATTAATAGACCTGGTGGAGTTGGATATTCCAGAAACGCTGCTTAAGACTCAAATTAATAACGAACTGGTTAAGTATTACGAGGATAGAATTAAGGTGCTTAACAACAAGTATTACACAACAAAAATTGGTATGGATGATCATTATGATTATGAAAAGATGAAATACCATGCTGAACAGAGTCTAAGTGGCCATTTAATGGAAGTAAGAGCGCAAGCCAAGGAAATAGAAGCTAAAGTCAAACAACAAACAGCTTGGCGCGTTGAAGGTACTTTAAGAGAGTTCGCGAAGTTCGAGCCAGTCAATATATGGTTCAATTATCCAAAACATACCATTGATGATGTTGGGGTGTTATCTGACTTAGAAGCTGATAGCAATGATAATAAATATAGTAAAGCCAAGAAAGGACGTACTGAACAAAACAGCGAAAACAATAAAGATAACATGCTAGAGTTTGAGATGGCGGTTGAAAATTGTGTGTTTGAAGATGAAGAACCCACAAAAAAAATGGTCGCTGATTACTTAGGTGTAAGTGTAAGAACTATAGAGAGAAAACTAGAAAATAGTAAAAAATTTAGGTATGATAAGGACTCAAAAACGATAAAAAAAGTTGCGACACGACAGACAAAAAGTAGTCGTGTCGAAGGTTAAAATCTTGCGACACGACATAAAAAAGTAGTCGTGTCCGACATGTCGGCGACATAAATTTTTGTGTCGTGACGTGCGACACGACAGCCCTATACTTAAAAGTATAGTATTGGTGACGGAAAGTGTCCGACAGTACAAGTGTCCGACAGTACAGGGGGTTTAAAAACCACCCCCTGTCTGTACGTACATTGTCCTGTACTTCCCGCCCGTGTCCAAAAATGGAAAATGAAAAAATTGTAAAAAAATAAAATGGAGTTAAGGAAGTGAAAATTAAAAATGGCAATTCAGTTTTTTGTCCCGCTAAAAAAAATTCCAAAGGTAACCCACCAGGATAAAATTATTTCGGTTAAAAATGGTAAACCAATTATTTTTGACTCACCACGTTTGAAGGAAGCAAAAAGCATTTTTGAAAATGGTCTTGCTGGGTTTGCTCCGAAACATAAAGATCAAATGTTAAACGCTCCTATTGGGGTGGAATTATATTGGTGTTTTCCAGTAGAAAAAGATAAGGTGCCTGGTGACTATCACATTGTTAAGCCAGATGCTGACAACTTAGCTAAAACTTTCATTGATAGAATGACTTATATGGGGTTCTGGAGAGATGACTCACATGTTAGCAAGGTGGTCAGTGAAAAAAGGTACGATAAAATCAGTGGTGTTTTTGTTAAAGCTTACGAGCTATAAAAGAAGGTAGGATAACAATGGTTAAGAAGGTTAAGAAGAAAAAGAGTAAACAAGATAAAAAAAAGAATTAGCACTCAGGAACGTATCCAAGAAGAAATGGCCTTTAATAAACGCGCTAAGGATCTGGCCAGTTTGGTGAACTTAGAAAAGAAGGTAATGTTTGTTGATTGTGCATTGGCAATAGCGTGGACTTTAAGGCAAGATCATCATTTTGGTAAGAAACGTTTGATTGATTTCTTGGATAGGTACCTGGATGTAACACTAGATTGGAGAAGCGGTCGTTATTATGATCGTGAAATGATGCTAGAAACATTACAACAAGAACTGGGCTTTGACTTTGAGAGTTATATGGTTGAACAGATGAAAAACCATGTTGATAAGTTGATGGCCTGGGAACTGGAAGAAAAGGAAGGGGATGACAATGGAAAGACAACGTAAGTTTAGAAGCAAGTTCGATAAGGTGATGTATGAAAAAGGAATTACTAACGAGGAACTAGCTGAAAAAACTGGGCTTGCTATTGGTAGTATTAGGAACCTAAGAAGAACGGGTGTTGAACATTGTCGTTACAGAACTTTAAGGAAACTATGTGAAGTGTTGGGGGTGAAGGGTTATGAATTATGATGATGTAATTGAAGTTAGGTTGTATAACCCTACACCGTGGGAGATTATCCAGGAAATAAAACTAAAGAAGTTGCTTGGTTATTACTTAAGTGATACAGAATGGGCTTCTGATGATAAATATAAAATCTTAGTAACTTTGAAATTTGAACTCTTGAAGGAGTAAAAAAGAATATGGCAAAGAAAAAGACATTTAAAAAGATTTATGCTTTTTATCATCGTGATACGTTCATTTGCATGGGAACTATACCAGAAATTTGCAGGTACACTGGAAAGCCAAAAAACACTATATGGGCTTATGGTAATGAGAGGTATAAGAATGGTAATTCATACGTGCTTATAGAAGTTGAAGACGATGAAGAAGATGAAATTATTGAAGATCAAGGAGATTAGAAAGATATGTTTAATAAATTAAATAGAATTGAAGAACTAGATTGCAATGCAGTAGATGGAGTTAAAGGGTTTATTGAAGATTATATTAATAATTCATTCATTGACTTACAAGAGTTTAATAAGGAAACTGAAGAAATTATTGATATTAAGGTTATACCTACAGAGAATAAAATTAAAATTCTTATTTTCGTTGGTGATAAATAAAATCTAACTAGAAGGAGTGAGTAATATGTTACAACCTAAGATTTTTGTTACAAGTAAAAGAAAAACTTACAATGTTGATTATATAAATTTTATTGATAATATTTTTGGCGTTACTGAAGATGATGGGTTTTGTGAAGAATATTATTTCAATGAAACATTTCTAATGGATAACACGGGGTTTAAAGATAAACACGGGGCCAATATTTATACGGGTGATATCGTGGAATATGTGCGAAGACATCCAGATGTTGGAACGCTTAGAGGTGTAATATGCAAGAATGAGTATGGCGCTTATGTTATTGAGTTGTATGTTATGAAAAATAGAATGGATGAAGTTTGTGAAACAATAGATCAAATGCTTGGTTCAAAGGTCGAGTATGAGAAACCTAATTTAAGTTTCTTATTGGATGGTACAACCCATGATGGTTGTGTTGTGCTTGGGAATATTTACGAAGATAAGGAGTTGTTGAAATGTTAGGATATATATTTGAATGGCTTATATTGATGATATTGGTTGGGTTGGTGCTAAAGATTTTCGGAGAAAATTTAAGATCAGAATATGTATATTTATTTACAGCTATCTGGGCTGTTGCTAATCTATGCATTAGCTTAGATAAATAAAGGAGAAAAATAATGAATAATAGAAAAGAAATTAATGAAATAAAAGAAGCTATGAAAGGTTTATTAGATAGATTGGATAAATTAGAAAACACAATATCTTTACCACTTGATCCATTTGATTTTTTTAAAGTAGAGTTACCAGAAGATGGCGAAAGATTGTACTTTATAGATAATGTACAAAGCACAATATTAAGTAAAATTTTTAATATAAGTAATATGAATGATGTAAAACGTTTTGAAAATGGCTTATTTTTTGAAACTATAGAAGAAGCTAAACAACATCTAAAAGAATGTAAGCTATTGTTTAAAATACACCAATATGCTAAAGAAAAAAATGAAGGTTGGGAACCAGATTGGGAAAATATATTTCAAGAAAAATATTATATATTTTATGATTAT